AAGGGTATTCCAGATTGCTGCATTTAGGTCTTCGCGCTCGACGGGATCGCCGTCTGCGACATCATCAAATACCTGTATGGCACCATAGAGCATAAGCAGCCATTCCACGGCTGGCGCTGGGAGAGCAAAAACCCGTTGTAGGTTTAGTCTCAACCAATCAGACATGCGCAGCTCCTGTTTAGGGTGAGCTGCTGGCGGCTCGATAGACTCAGCGGCTGCATTTTCCCACATTTCGGCATCCCGTCAATATTCTTCTTCTTCTTCCCGGTCTTCCCAGGCCTGGCAGACGCGCATGTCGTTACAGATGAAATTCAGCTTTTCACAGTGGCCACGAAAGCCCGCGCCCTTGTCGTAGGCCGCCATCGGAATGCGCTCAATCTTGACTTGATCCATAAAACTGTTTTGGTAATACTCGCAGTTTGAACAATGCTTGCGCCGCGCGTCCTTTCCGCTGCACTGCATAGCCTCGGCCAGCCCTGCGTAGAACTCCTTGTTTGCGCCGGGCTCGTTGGTTGGCATCTCTGGACCGTAGTTCCAGTCCTGCACCGCAACGGCGTAGTTTTTCTTGTTTTCTGCCGTAGTGATAAATTCTTCACCCATCGGCAGACCCATAAAGCCCTTGGGCATCATCATAAATTTGTCCATGCTGTTCTCCTTTACTGTAAAATTGACTCGCAGCTTACCCGACGGGGGACAGGCGGTTTCATCCACCGCTTGCTGCAACTTTCAGGATGTCTTTCACTCTGATGAAGTGCAACATGATTACACAATCGCGACTCCACGAGCTTCTTTCCTACGATCCTGAAACTGGAATCATGACGCGGCGCGTCAACAAAGGCCACATAAAAGCTGGCCAAATTGCAGGAAATCCAACTCGCGGATACTTGCAATTGATGATTGATGGTCATATGACTTTCGTTCATCGGTTTATTTGGCTTTACGTTTATGGCAAATGGCCTGACGGAAACATTGACCACATAGACGGAAACAGATCGAACAATCGACTTTCCAACTTGCGCGATGTTTCGCAAGCCATGAACATTCAAAACGAGCGAAAACCCCGAAGCAATAACAAGTCTGGCTTCCTTGGCGTAAAGGCGAATCGTGGGCTTTGGAAAGCAGAAATTAGCATTAATGGGAAAACAAAATTTCTCGGGCGCTTTAAGACACCCGAAGAGGCTCATCAAATTTATGTTGAAGCCAAAAGAAAATTGCATCTTGGTTGCACTCTTTAGGACGTAATTTCTCGGCCAGATGCGCGAATGGTCAGCGCGGTGGCTGCGCTAGCAACGGTTGAGATAAACCCGCCACTTTCCAAAACCTGCTGGATTAGTTCTGGGAATTCATAGGTTTCATTTGGTGCAATAGCGCGAACGCTAGTAATTCGATTTGCCACATTGGCAGTACCGCCACTGGTCACAAGATTTACGTTAATAGTGACGTTTGCCGCGCTCGTGTTGGTGGCCGTGAAGCTATCAATAATTGCTTTACAGTTTACTGCCGTGTACTGCGTGGTCTGGGTGTTTTCGGCCTGCTTGGCAGGAATCAGAACTTTGACGGTGACGTTCATGGTAAGGCCTTACTGTTGTACCTGTGTGACAGCTAAGATAACTGCTGGTGATCCTGGGGCAAATGCTGTGGATGCCACTGCGTCTAGTGTGATGGCGGTCGAGTCTGCTGCCCACATCAGTTCAACGTACTGATTTTTATCGAGTGTGAAGAAATCGCTTCGGCAGACTGCTTTGTATTCGTTGTTGCTGCTAAGTGTGACCAATATTGACGAGTTCGGCACGTCAGTCCCGTTGATCCGAAACCACAGCCATATATTTTTGGTGCTGCTGCTGGTTGATGTCAATTGATACGTTGCAGCGAAGTTGTATAGACCAGACTCAGACACGACGATGCGCGATGCAGGCGATCCAATACTTATACCATTGGCAATCGGCGTGCTGTCGAATGTGATGGCGTTGGCTGTATTAATAGCCGTTGGGTTTTGATCTGTAGTCTTAAGAAACTGACCGTAGTATTTCTGCTGCTCGATGGTCGGACGAACAAAAATCTCCCCGTCAGTTGTGCCGACTTTAAGCACCGCAGCTACCGGAACCACGTTATCGGGTGCCGTTGGCTTGGTGGCCGTAAATGCGCCTGCGACTGTGGGTGATGCGTAAAGAATGTCTCCAATGCTAAAAGCACTGGTGTCCATATCACGAACATGACCCCAGACTGTGCAATAGCCCACCTCTCCGCTGTCTGGTAGATCGTGCGTCATCACTCCTAAGATGTAGAGCGTGGGGGTTGAGCCGTCGGCCAAATAGGGGACAACTGATAGCGTGTTATTTGCGCCTACACCGGCAAATCCAACAACTGTTCCGTTGGGGATGGTGGCACCTGTGGTATTTTCTACCCTTGCGTAAGTCTCCATACCGATCTGCTGGATGACGCCGTATTCCATCCCTATTTCAATAGTCTGGTCTTCGTTATTCCAAGCCATCCTACGAACTTTGTCCACATGCGGCGCAAATGCATCAAAGTCAATGTAATCAGTGACTAGCGAATTACTGTGTTTAATGACTGGCGCTGTAGCCAGCAATTCCACTGCCTGGGCCAGTTTGGAAATTTTAGCCAGCGCTTTAGTTGCAGCGGCTGCTGCATTGTCTGCCTGGTATTCAAAGTCAGTGCCTGTGATTGTCTGAATCTGATCGACCGTAGAAAACAGTAGCTCAAACTGCCTGATCTGTTGCTGGTCGGTCAAAAACTCCGCGAGCTGATCTCGCGTGAGGTTTAGCCTGCGGGATTGTGGTGCGGTTGCCATCAGTATGCCAGCGCCTCGATCTGAGCCTCAAGACGTGCAAACGACACATGGGCATCGCTGTCGCCACGAAAACGCTGGATGCGCCAGTTGCGCATGTGCCCCTGCTGGAACCAGGCCAGGCGCTTGGCCGTGCTGCCAATCGTGCCAACAGCAATGCTGCGGTCTTGACTCCATGCTATGCCGTTGACACTGTAACTGGTGCTGATCTGCGGGTTCTTGCCAAGCGTGACGCTGCCGGTCAGTGCAACCAGCTCAAGGCGGTTGAAGACCGCGCCATTGCCTTCGTTGTAGACGATGACCGTGCCAAACTCCCAGCGCACCTGCTGGCCCCAGTGATGGCCGGTGTCTTGCACTAGGTAGCCGATTGAGCTGGACTGCGGATCGCCGACAAGCCACTTGTCGTATATCCAAACCATGTTCCGCGCACGGTACTGGCTAAAACCCACAATGGTTGTGGTCAGAGTAAACCAAACGGGCTGCTCCAGAGCCTCAGATGCGGAGGCATCGTAGACCACTGTGCGATCTGGCAGATGGACGTAGAGGTGCTGATGGTTCTTGTCGTTGCGTGCTTCCAGATGAACCTTGACCAGTTGCGCCTCGGTGTACGTCAGGAGCAGATTGTCGATTTCCTGGGTGCTGATTTTCTGGGTGGTGGCCGACGCGCCAAGGTAGATGCCGGGTGCCTCGTTTCTGCCACCGCCCAAGAAAGCAATTCGTTCTAAATAGATGCAGCAGGCGTGCGTGCCTATAGCGCCCTTTTGGACTTGTGCGCCGTCAATGCGCGCAAACGGGAACAGATCGCCGCCCACGTTGTCGAACACCTCCATCGTGTTGCTGTTGAGCGCATAGACTTCATTGCGCAGCTTGATGAGTGCAACAACAGGATCGGGGTCAACTTCTGAACTACCGTATTTCAGGGGGTTAACCTGGGTCGGGTCTGACAGATCAGTGACAACCAAATTGGCCCCATCTGTGGTCATGAAGTAGCCATCTACCCAGCAGAAATCCAAAACCACGCCAAGGTCTGGATCAGTGACTTGTCTGAGAATTGGGGCCGTTGGGTTCCATCCTATGGTTGCAGGCGTGTTGACCGGAATCCAGTAGTACAGTCGCCCACCAGATGCAATGGCCAACACATCGAAGCTGTAGTCCATTGTCACCAAATCGGTGACTGGCCCGCCAACGTCACCCAAAATGGTCACAGCGCCATTGCTGGCAACGGACACCAGCTTAGTGCCCATCACACGGTAGCAGACGCCGTTCCAGTTGATGCCGCCACGATCTACGCCAGGGCCTGTGCCGTTGGCCACAATGCCATCGCCAGGCCGCAAAAATCCATTGCTGATGCCAGACGCCTTTGGAACCGGCACCATATTTACAGGATATGCGGTGCGCAGTTCTGGCGTGCTGTCAGCGTAGATGCCGCTTAGGATTGGGATTTGCATGGCTTACCACTTGACCTTGTTTGCCCAATACGCTGCGCTCATTTTGCCTTTGGCGATGTTGCTCGCGTGCCTAGCCTTGAATGCTTCGTTGCGCTTGCTGCCATCTGGTGAACCTGAAGCACCTTGCTGGCCGAAGCGAATGGTTTTTACTTGGTCACCAGACTTCGCCACCACAACGTGACTTTTGGTCGGATGCGATGGCGTGCGCTTTGGCTTGTTGTAGCCCTCGACGCCGACGCGCGACAGTCTGGCGTCTTTGGTAGCCATTACGCAGCCACGCCTTTAATCACTGCGAAGTTGAAAACAGGCTGCTCGGTTGTCGTGCCGCCCGTGGTGCGGAATGTGATGTTAAAACTTCCCGCGCCCACTGCTGTGACCATCAAATCATAAAGGTCTGTGCCCGATTTTTGACTTAGAACAATGACATCAGTTGCCGCCACGGTGCTATTGGTTACGGTAAAGGTCGTC